CTACTTGCTAACCACGAGCGGCAGATCCAGTGTTGGTGTGATTTTTGTTTTACGATCGTAAATCAACACCTGATTTTCTGTTTTATGCCCGCTGAAAATTTGTTTGTCGCGACTGCTGCCTTCGTAATCTGAGATCCCCTTGGCTTTTATGTCGTGAAAATTGCACCCGAACGGAACGCCAACTTTTTGCTCGGCTGAGCGTTTAGCCTGATTCCACCAGTTGTTCAGCGTTTTAGCTATGACTTTCCCGCCTTTGGTTGTATTGATCACATATTCGCATGTACAGGAAGATACATTTCGGGCTAACTGGATCGCTGTACGTAATCGCGGTGACCATTCCTTGATTTGTTTGGTGCCGGTTTTGTTTTGCTCAATGTAGATCCCTTTATCCATAATATCCTGCCATTTCAACTCAAGCACATCACCGAGCCTTGCCGCACAGAGATAGGAAATCTCCATTGCAATGCGTAACTGTGGAATTGCTTCCGCATATATCGCTGCATACTGTTCATCGGTGATGTAAACAGTGCGGGCTTTAAGAGAGAATTTTCTGACTCCTTTACATGGGTTATTCTTCACGTATCCACGCTCATATCCCCACCCGTATACTCGACTCAGGCTTGCCAGTTCATGATTTGCCTGGGTCTTGCTCTCAAGCCCTCGTTTATCCATGAAAATTCTTACCTGCTCAGTTTTGACATTATCAGCAAGCACTTTTCCGAATACCATCAGCAACGCCTTCTGATGTTGTCGATAATCTTTTTGGGTTCGGGGGGCCAGTTCTGTAAATGCAGGGGAGTCCATAAACATGTGCCATAATTTAGCTACGGTCATTATGTTGTGGAGTTTTGCTTTTTCCAGTTCATAATTTTGCCAGACTTTAGCTACGCTGGTTTTCCGCACTCTTCCTAGCCCTATAGTTCTTGTACTTCCTTCTGGTTTCCACACGTAACTGTAACCATTCGATCTAACCCGCGGTGGCAGTACATTATCTTTTTTATTTTTTCTTGGTCTTCCCATTGTTCAGTGCCTCAAAATCGGGTTCAGCAGAAACCAGTTCAGATGTTTTTGGCATCGTTGTCAGTCCGTGTGGAATATCCCTGCGTAGAACTATTGGTTCGTTTTTAGGACCGATTACAAATGGGATGCCGTGCAGTCTTAACTGGTGTTGCTGTTTTGTGTATCGCTCGTATTTCGTGATCTCTTTAATCTCTGCTGGAGATAGAGTTAATTCGTACATGTGGTCACGTGCCTTTACAGCATGACCGCCGCCACTATAGCTGGTGGGCGGCGATATGGGTTGAACATTAAAAATCAGCCTGACTCGGGATCAGTTTTTGCCAGATAGCTGAAACGTATTTTGCCTGATAACGGGCGTCATCAAGTGCATTATGGCGCTCACCTTCGAATGGGGTAGCAGTTCTGGCATCGAAGTCTATGGCTTTCCCCAGCTCAACGATTGTGCGTACATCGCGATCGTTGTAGTAACGCCACGGGCAGGGGATCCCCTGCCGTTCGTATGAACGGCGCAAAATCGTGTTGTCGAAGTTGGCTCCATTTCCCCAGACCTGAACAAAAAATTCACCGGAGTTTTCGTCGATAAATTCCCGCAATTGTAACAGTGCATCATCTAACGGGATTTCATCGGTCATAATGGCAGATTGCGCTTCGCGTGATTGCTTAAGCCACCATTTAATGGTGTCCCGATCAATGACCCCGCCAGCAGTTTCCAGATCGATAGTCTTACTAAATTCCGGTCCCATATCTCCGGTTTGCGGATCGAAAAATATTGCACCTATTGAGATGATCGGGGCATCAGGATTTTTTCCCATGGTTTCAAGGTCAATCATCAGATGGTGCCACAACCTGCTGGTGGATGTGATAACGTGATGACCGTTCACCGTAATTAAGGGATCTGCCGTCTCGCCAGTTTCACTATCGCTGGCGTGATCCTGAGCGCTGCCAGCATTCTCCTTGTGTGGATGTTCAGCGCCTTCCATTTCCTCCGGATCATCTTCCTGAACTTCAACCTGATACTCTTCATCGAATGTTTCCTGGTATGTTGCGTCGCCCATCACCGCGCCACAATCAGGGCAGTTGCCGCCGCCGGTCTGACCGCAGGCGGTGCAGATCTTTTCCGGTTCCTGTTGCACTACTGGTTCAGGTTGTTTCGTTTCTGGCTCGTTTTGTAACGCATTTGGGCTGTTTTGTTCCGCTTTCTGGTCGTTCTGTTCCGATTCTTGCTGGTTCTGGTCTACAGAATCGCGGGTTTCAATCCCCTTTACCCATTTCGGATCATTCGGGTCGCTAATCCCTGCAACAAATTCTCCGCGAGAGGCAGCAAGCAACTTATCGGCGTCAGGCTGGCTGATACTGGCTGCCTGCATAATTTTGTTTACTTCGTCAGCGGTAACTTTTACCAGGTCTGGTTGTGCGGTCGTGTCAGATGCATCAGTATTTTGTTGTGAACCTGTGTATGTGCCGTTTTTGCGGGCAAAATATTCTTCTTTCGTGATTTCAGTTGCCCCGGCAGCCAGCGCCTTATCCAGACCAGAAAGTTTGTTTGCGCGACCGTATTTTTCGCCATCCTTGTCGGTGAAGAGGAAGTAGAACGGCCCCTCACGCTCTACAGATGGTTCGACTTCCACTTTGCATTCGGTTTTTTCGTTGTCCGGCATTGCCGTTTCCACTGCATCAACTTCTGGTACTGGCGACGGGAGAGTATTAGTTGTGCTCTGATTTGTTCCTTCATCTTCAAACACGCCCTTTGTAGTCAGGTATTCAGTGATGTATTTGTTCAGCGCCACGGGATCTTTGTGAATGTCGATCGGACGTTCACGGACAAGGCCAAAAATAGTCTGACGGTCATAGCCAAGTGCTTCAGGCTGTTTGCGCATTGATGCCGAGATACGCTTCCAGTCTTCGCGGTCGTTGTCGATAACTTCATTTTTTGCCCAGCGATGGATGCTGCCGTCAATGTTTCCCGCATCCACATCACCGGGCCAGAGGGCGCAGGCCAGCTCATTGTCGAGAGTTTTCCATGTCTGTTTGTATTCGCGGCGAACGGCAACAGTGACAGCTCCGTTTTTTTCAGCAGCGTTTTCAGTGTTCTGTTGGTTTACTCTGGAACGGGCGAGATCAACAACAGACGTGTATTTTCCGGTTTCCTTGCGTTCACCTTCGCGGCGTTTTTTCCAGATGCGCATCTCTGCCTGAATTTCAGGCCATTTAGCGCCAGGCTCACATTTATGCTTAACCCACCCGATGGCATGCAGTTTAAGTTCAGGATACATGGAGTTAACTTCTGGCATTTTCATAAACGCTTCAACGATATGTCCGCCGAATGTTGCCATGTCTTCCTGTAGTAATTCCTGTGCGCTAATCACCATATCAACGGTGATGTTTTCGCATGTGTCGAATTTAACCAGGACTGCGTTCTGTACTTCAGGGGACAGCTTGTCAAAATTGACGTTCATCGGATCGGATTCAGGTTCGACCGGTACAAAGGAAGCTGACTCCTCATCCCAGCGATTTTCCTGCATATATTCGGTATCCCAGGAATCGAGGGCAGGGCGGGGTATGCCGGGTTTATCCTCGCAGACAATAAATTTATAAGCGCAGTCCTGAGCAGCCGGATAATGTTCCAGGAATTGCCAGTGAAATTTTGCTCGAGCACGGCGTTCGTCGCCAGCTTCAATGGCTGTGGCTACAGCCACAGCGCCTTCTTCCCTTGTTGCCAGTTCGTCAGGAATAGCGGCGCAAATAAAGACTTTACTCATTTTGTTTTAACCTCATTACAGATTTCAGGGTGAACGAATCCCTGCCATTGCTGGCATTTTTAATCCGTTGGTATGGCGTTAATATGGCTGGCGGGTTATCCAGCCGGTATTTCGTTATTCAGGTACAGCGATACTTTTTTTAACGGGAGGCATTCGCCAGAAATTTTTTGCTCGTCTCTTGCACGGAGGCATGATTCTTTACTGGCATAAATTCCGGTAATCACATTCTGTGGCTCACCCGTTATAAGAAAAACCGTCATCACCAGTGCAAATGCAGAAGTCACTGCTGCCCTCCGAAAATACCAAGTTTAAGAAGGGCAATTCTGGAGAGTATGGAATTATCATTGAGAAGATAAGGCTCATATTTTCTCATCTTAATGGCATCTTCAGTAAACTCCCGGTTACTGAGCAGAACACCAATATCAAAACACCCTTCAGACGTATTAACGTTTGGTAATAACGTTTCCATTATCGCGTCCTCAACAATGAATTTTGTGATGTGGTGCCTGGTGCCTCCAGGTGACGTTAACCAGTTAACAATTAACGCCGGAATACAGAAGTATGCCCGTTACGCCCCGTAAACGACCACTTTACGGTTTTAACTGTTCCGCGTGCGCTTAGCCGCATTCACCGCATCACAAAATTCACTTTAAAAAGGGTGGCAGAGCAGTCACGGAGTAGAACTGATGCCACCAAAGACTACACATGGGTATTGTGGCGGGGCTGTCACTTAATCGTATGGTCAACCTGACAACCCGGTGCATTTTCTGGAGCAATGGAGGAAACCCCAGCCATACTTACCGCCGCGCCATTTCGCGGATTGCCACAACCGGAAGCGCACGTTCGAAGAAATCTAACGACAAGCCTTCTAAGGGAAAGAGCTTCGCCGTGCGCTTTCGTGTTATACCCTGACTTTTCAGGGTAAATTAACCAGTGGCAACCTGTTTTTACTGGTGCTAATCAGTTAGTGTTTCTGGCTAACCAGCGACGCGCGCCAGCTTCGGTTTTAAACTTTTTACTTTTGGTATACGTCATCGCGGTAAACGTGCCGTCCAGGTTGGGGAATACTCCACATACCAGAGATTCGCTGTTGCCAAGATCGATAGTATCCATGTTGACCTCATTTCCCCTTAACGCCGGGGTAGCGGAACAAAAACCTGCTGCATAGTTATTAAAGTTGAACCCTGCCGTCATGTTCTTACGCCTCGGGCTGGCTACTTACCCCCTGACCACTGCCTGGTAACTCGAAGTATTGCCCTGCGTTCTGTGGGGAGGGTGGGTGATGAATAAACAATAGCACTGCTATTTTATTCTGTAAATAGTAATGCTATTGTTTTTTGGAGGTAAGAAAAAAAACCACCCGAAGGTGGTTGTTGGTAGGAATGATTAACAGCTTTTGTTTGGATACTGCCTTCGTGAGTGAACTACATTTACGATCTCGATGTTAGATGCTGTTACTCGGTAAAGTATTATGTAGTTAGGATGGGTCACTATCTCACGAAGGCCTAGAGCTCTTTCGCTTGGTGGATACAGGTAAGGGTGTTCAGTAAGTGACAAAACTGATGTTTCAATGCGTATTTTTAGTCTACGTGCAGCGGGAGGGTTTTCCTTGGCAATATAGGCTACGATCTGACGCAAATCATCACGCGCAGAAGGTAGCCATAAAATGGGCAGCATTACTCACTCCTGTTCGTCGAAGCTATTTGCGCAATAAGGTTTTCCATTTCAGCCATTACTTCGTCATGCGGAATTGCAGGACGGGGGTCTGCGAGGCTTGCTGCCACTTTGGTGCGTAACCATTCGTTATAGCTGTTTTCTTGTTCGATTGTTTCAAATTCTGAAATTATCGGGGAAAGGACTGTACTCATGTTCTAACCTCCTCAGATTAGGCGCGACGACCTTTTTGCGCCTCTAGCCACCGCGCAACGGTTTCTTCAATTGATTCTTTTTTCTCCTTCATTTCCTTAAGCATTTTCTCTTTGTCTTCTTTTGGGAAAGCCCTGAACGTCTGGATCAAATCTCGCTCTATAGGTTCTATATTAAACGGAAGTTCGTTTTCCGATTGTTCCATCTCTGCGGGTAAAGCGACAACATTATCCTGCTGCAGTTCTTGGGGGTACATCCTTACAATTCGTAACAAGTCTGCCATATCTGGTCTAATTGACTCAGGCGGAACTTGTAGCAACCCAGCGAACTTGATAACAGCCTCTAGATTTAAAGGTGTCTGACCATTTAGATAATGGCTTACTGCCCCTTGTGTCGAAAAACCCAGAATTTCTGCCGCACGCTCTTGGGTTAACCCAAGTTGAGTTTTTTTCGTCGTCCAGATTTCTTTCAGTCTCTGGGCGGCTTGCAGGTCGATCTCTGACAGGGGTTTTCTTTTCATACCTTCAATTCTAATAAGATTATTAATCTCTTTGAAATAGCGATGCTATTTACTTTTAAAAATAACAATGCTATTAATATTCATGGTCACATAACATGAGGTGAACAATGAATCTTGGAGAATATTTGCATCATTCCCGTATAACCCAGAAAGATTTTGCTGAAATTGTTGGGGTAACCCAAGGGATGGTAAGCCATGTTATTACTGGACGGGCGAAACTTACGGGGGGGAAAGTTTTACGCTGGTGTGAAGCAACAGGGTGGGTAGTGACCCCGCACGAGATTGATAGCAGTACTTACCCCAACCCAACCGATGGCATACCTGTTGACTATCAGGCTAACACACAACCCACGCTGGGAGTTGATTCATGAAAATCAAGCATGAACACATCCGCATGGCGATGAATGTCTGGGCGCATCCGGACGGCGAAAAAGTACCGGCTGCGAAAATTACCAAAGCGTATTTCGAGCTGGGAATGACGTTCCCGGAACTGTATGACGACAGCCATCCGGAAGCCCTGGCCCGTAATACCCAGAAAATTTTCCGCTGGGTGGAGAAGGACACCCCTGATGCTGTTGAAAAAATTCAGGCGCTGTTACCGGCGATCGAAAAGGCGATGCCGCCTTTGCTGGTGGCCCGTATGCGCAGTCACAGTTCTGAATATTACCGGGAGATCGTCGAACGACGGGATCGGCTGGTGAAAGATGTGGATGATTTTGTCGCAGCGGCGATCGCCTGGGGCACCCTGACTAACAGTGGTGGTCAGCCTGGTAATGCTGTTGTTGTGCATTGACCAACAATATTTATACCGGATTTCTTCCGGAAGTTCGTGGGTAAAGTTCGGTATCAGAAGAGGTGAGTATGGCTAATGCCTGGCTCAGATTGTGGCATGACATGCCAAATGACCCCAAGTGGCGAACGATTGCCAGGGTATCAGGACAGCCAATCGCAACAGTGATGGCAGTGTATATCCACCTTCTGGTGAGCGCGTCACGAAATGTCACGACATGTCACGGCGTGTCACTACGTGGTCACATTGATGTCACGACGGAAGATTTAGCAAGTGCGCTTGATGTGACGGAAGACGTAATTGATTCAATTTTGCATGCAATGCAGGGGCGGGTTCTGGATGGTGACCTTATTTCCGGATGGGAAAAACGTCAGGTGCTGAAAGAGGACAATGGTAACGTTTCGCAAACGGCAAAATCCCCGGCAGAGCGCAAGAGAGCGCAGCGGGAGCGCGAAAAGCTGCGGAAATATGATGCTGATTGTCACGATGAGTCACGACGTGTCACGCATCTGTCACGACAAGTCACGACAGATAAAGATACAGATACAGAATTAAACCCCACACATAACGCGCGCATGCGCGAGAGTGCTCCAACCGGTGAGTCGCATGGTGCGCCGTTGCAGACAGCCGAACCTGAATACCTGGACGGCCTGAGCGAACCGATCGGGAAATTTTCGATGACTACTGTCTGGCAGCCGTCGTCGGATTTTCGACAACGGGCAGCAGTGTGGGGTATGGCTCTGCCTGAGCCGGAATTTACACCTGCTGAGCTTGCCGCATTCCGGGATTACTGGATGGCGGAGGGGAAGGTTTTCACGCAGGTTCAGTGGGAGCAGAAATTTGCCCGCCACGTGCAGCACGTCAGGGCACAGGTAAAACCAGTCAGCAAGGGGGTAAGCCATGCAGCATCAGGTGGCACGGCATCACGGGCAGTTCAGGAAATCCGGGCAGCACGCGAACAGTGGGAACGTGACAACGGATTTATCAGCAACGGAAACGGCCTGGAAGCTGTGGGAGCTTATGGGGGAGGTGTATTCGAACCGCTGGACTCAGAAGAACGGGGCCGCACCTTCGAAGCTCTGGATTGCCCAGATTGGTGCGATGACTGAACAGCAAATCCGGCAGGTCTGTCGTCAGTGCATGGACCGCTGCCGGGCGGGTGAAACGTGGCCCCCGGACCTGGCTGAGTTTGTTGCGCTGATTTCGGAGAGTGGGGCAAATCCATTTGGTCTTACGGTGGATGCCGTGATGGAAGAGTACCGGCGCTGGCGCAATGAATCCTGGCGATACGACGGGAGTGATAAATACCCGTGGCCACAGCCTGTGCTGTACCACATCTGCCTCGAAATGCGTACCAGAGGGATTGAGCGCCAGATGACGCAGGGTGAGTTAAAACGACTTGCGGAACGGCAACTGACGAAATGGGCAAAGCATGTTGGTAACGGGATGAGTGTTCCGCCAGTGAGACGACAACTGGAAGGGGCGAAACACCCGAAAGGGCCAACGCCAATTGAATGGCTGAAACAGGAATACGAACGCCGGAAGGCAGCTGGTTTTATTTGAATCTGAGAAGCGATTTTGTAGGAGGAAATTTTAATGGAAACCGTTTTTGACGCACTGAAAGCAATGGGAAAAGCCAGCTCTGTTGGACTGGCTGAGCGGCTTGATATCAGTCGTGAAGAGGTTCTCAACGAACTGTGGGAACTCAAAAGAAATGGCGTTGTTGATAAAGCGGGTCACATCTGGTTTCTGGCTGGCGAAGGTGAATCCGGGGTAACCGAAGAGCAGCCAGAACAGTCTGAAGTACCGGATGTGCTGACCGGGGAGGTCGAACAAAAAGTTACCGCAGACATGATGATTGAGTTTATCGGTCAGGAGGGGGCTAAAACGTGTGAGGAACTGGCGGATAAGTTCGGTGTTAGCATTCGCAAGGTTGCTTCCACGTTGGCGGTGGTAACCGCAACGGGACGCCTGGCACGCGTAAATCAGAACGGTAAATTTCGTTACTGCATGCCGGGCGATAATTTACCAGCAGAGCCGAAAGCCGTGCCGGTAACGGAAAATGATGGTAAGGCCTTTCCTCAGCCAGCAGGTGTTGCGTTACCAGTACAGGAATCTGCAACACAGGAAGATATTAAAACAGAAACAGTGGCGGACATTGTGCAGTCGTTGCCATCGTTTACCGAAACGCAAGCAGATGAGCTGATTTTTCTGTCCCTGTGCAGGGCAAACCTGGCGCTGCGCAGGGCGAAAAGTGATGTTCAGAAGTGGGAGCGAGTCTGTGCCGCGCTGCGGGAACTGAACAAACACAGGGATATTCTCCGGGATATTACCGCCACCAGAGAGCTGCTGCGGTGA